AAACGTAAGTAACAAGCGTATCAGAAATAGCTCCATAGAGTTTGTACAACTCTATCATATAGGCAACAAATGCCAGTAAGTATAAAAGTTACCATTGGGCAGACAAGCAGGAAGTGGATTTAAAAAAGATTATAAGCCGTATGCGTGGTACAAGACCGTGGCATCCGTTATTAAAATTATTATATAAGGAGAGTGCAGTATGAGCGTAGAACCTGATATTGGGTATAGTGACACTGGAAACATTACCAATTGTATTAAGTGCATTGTTGGAAGTGTGCCAGCAGGTGTGTTGGTAAAGTTACAGGAAAGAATTGTTAAGCAGGTTGTAAAATTTTTGTCTGAAACACTGGAAGATGGACAGGAATATGGGTTTCTTCTTGAGGGGAAACCAAGAAGTGAGTATGAAGAATACTGTAATATGTTTAACCAGTTTATTACAGGCCCAGCAGCAGAAGGAAGGGAGATAGCAGAACTGACAGACAAGTACCAGAGGTTTTATGAAGTTATCAGGGCAATGAAATTAGAGGCTAAGGACAGTAATAAACTTGAGTATGCACTTTATGATGTAGCAATAGAAGCAGAAATGCAAGGTTTCATATATGGTTTTAAATTATTTGGCACTTTCATAAATGAGTAGATGGTAAAGGTTTATATAAAAGGATGGGTACATGCTTGTTTAAGATTTTGTTGGAAATGGAGGGTGTAATGGAATGACATACGGAGATATTAAAAATTCAGATTATGAAGAAAGAAAAAAGAGGAAAGAAGAGAGAGAAAAAGAAGTTTATGAAACATTAAATAATTTGCTTTCAGAATCGGGTTACAGAGTTTCAGATATTGATATAAATTTTGAAAAGTACGAGGAAGCAGGTTCTATTGCATATCACTTTAAACTTTCGGATGGTTTCGGGCAGGAAGATAGCCACTACTGGGGATGGCAGGAATCTGTAGAAGAAGCAGCGCAGAAGATTAAGGAACATATTGATTATATTGCAGAGTTAAGAAAACAATATCCAGATTTCGCAAGACAGAATGACTATGTTCAGAAGCATAGAAAGTATGAGCGTGTCTGTAAGCTTTATGACAGAGGCTATCCGAGAGAGGTTTGTTTAGATGCTGAATTATGCGGATACTTGAAACTTCCAAATACTACAAGTTGCAGTTTTGGTGGTGGTGATTATGAGTTAAAGAAAACACCAAGAAGAGTAAAAGATTTTAACGAAAATATTGACAGGCTTTGCTTATTCCTTGCTGATTGTATTGGGGAATTAAGAAACATGAAGTTCAAAGAAAATGAGATATCAGATTAAGAATAACTCTTTTTTAGGAATTGACAATTAAATATGGCACGGTGGTGTGGTGAAAAAACTTTGGTAAAATTCAAGATTATATATTGACTTTTGGGCTACATATATTATAATATAGTTACTGGCTACAAAAGTGAGGTGATGTACATGCCCGAAAAGAAAAAAATAGGCAGACCAACAAATAATCCAAAGTCAAATCCAATTCATGTTCGGCTTGATAATAAAAGTTTAGAAATTCTTGATAAATATTGTGAGCAGGAAAATATTAAGAGAACAGAAGGAATTAGACAAGGTATTCAATTGTTGGAAAGCAGAATGAAATAAACGGAACGGTTGTCCACCGACCAAAGTTTACAACCGTTCCCCACACCAACCACAAAGAGCTGATAAATCTATTCTATCAAATCTTTGCGGCGAAATCAAGTAAAAAAGGAGAGCCGTGTCATATGGAAAATTCAAATACCATAAATATCCAGGATTATAAAATCAACAAGAATTATTATAATATTGGTTTAATAATAGGAGCATTGAGGGCAGAACTTGAGAATGGTTCTGTTGCAATAAAGGACGCTTATAACCTCCTTACAGACAGGGTAAAAAACTCCATAATGGGGGATTTATCATATCTGGGAGGTGCTGCCAGGTGAATAATAACTGTGAGTATGCCAGTGATGGGTGCTGCTTATGCAATGCCTGCCAGGCAGCAAGGGAAGCAATGAAGGAAGCAGAAAAGGTCACAAAAGAAGAGGTGGACAGGCTTTTTTGTGATGCTGAAAAAATACTGGAAGATATAATAATCCATGAAAGAGAGGGTAGGGAAGATGAAAGAAACAGAAAATAAAGTAATACAGGAAGAAGTTTATAAAAGTGGTTCAGTACAGTATATTGACAGCAGAGAAGTGGCAGAGATGGTAGGAAAAGAGCACAAAAAATTACTTAGAGATATTCGTACCTATATTAATCAGATTAAGGAAATCAGTGAGGGGCAAAACCCAAAGTCCAAAATTGGTCTCTCTGATTTAGAAGCAAAACGCAAAATTGAGTTCTCTGATTTTTTCATTGAATCTTCATATTATGTTGATGGACAGAGTGGAACATACCCTTGTTATAAAGTGACATTGAAGGGTTGTGAATTTATTGCCCACAAGCTGACAGGCATTAAGAGAACGGAATTTACAGTAAAATACATAAACCGTTTCCATGATATGGAAGATAAAATGATAGATGGCAAAGTATTACAACAATTTATGGAACAGCAGATAAAAACAAACCAGGTACAGACAGAGTTCAACCAAAAGATAATGGAATGCTTGGAACATCTGGAAAACCCAGGTAGGAACAGGGGCAGGAGCGGTTACAAAGGAAATCCATTCTTAACTGCTAGTGATAATGATATTGAGGAAAGAAAAAAGGAACTGTATTCCCTGACAGCAAGGCTTGCAGAACTATTGGGTTGCCAGCATATGCAGATACTCCATCAGATGTATAAGATACTGGAACTAAAACTGGAAATTGTGTTAGACTGCTATAAGTCAGTATATCGTTCTGAAACAGGTAGGCAATATGCTAGCATGGCAGAAGTTATTGCTTCACATGATTGGTTATATGAAAATGCTGTTCACTTGTGTGAATGTACAATTAAGAAAACACAAAACTTAAATTAAGGATTTGCCCATAAAAGCGTTTTAAAGGCATTATAAGAGAAAGAAATTAAAAAAGATATAAATTACCAGTAAATACTTAAAGGCGTTTTCTGGGGCTGTTAGTATACCTAAATAGTACGCAAATAAGAGGTATATAGTTATTTTATGTGTAAAAACATCGTATTTGAGAAAAAAAGATAGGGATTAAAACCTAAGAGGTAGTTATTTGATGCAAGGTGATTATATAAAACTTAGCCGTAAAATGCTGAACTGGGAATGGTACAAAAATAATAATACAAAGATATTGTTTTTACATTGTCTATTAAAAGCAAATTGGAAAGATGGTAAGTTTGAGGGTAAGGAGATAAAGAGAGGTGAGCTTGTAACATCTTTACCAACACTTGCGTTTGAAACAGGATTAACAGTAAGGCAGATAAGAACAGCATTAAATCATTTAAAAACGACAGGCGAATTGACAGTCAAAACAACATCGAAATATAGCGTAATTACAGTAAATAATTACAATATCTATCAATCAAATGACAGGCAGAATGACAGTCAAGTGACAGTCAAACGACAGGCGGAAGACAGTCAAGTGACAACAATAGAAGAATGCAAGAATTTAAGAAGGGAAAAAGGTAAGAAAATAGTATATACATGTGCATTTGAAGAATTTTGGAAAGCATATCCAAGAAAAAAAGATAAGGGCAATGCATTTAAAAAGTTCAATGCAAGGCTGAATTCTGGTTTTTCAGAAACCGGGCTTATAGAAGCAGCGAAAAAATATGCTGAGGAATGCGTAAAAAATGGCACTGAGGAAAAATATATTAAACATGCTGCAACCTTTCTAGGTGATACTACACCATTTATTGATTATTTGGACAAAAAAGATGGAGGTGGCAATATTGGATACAATGGAACAGATATTGACAAGAGTGTTACAGGAGATGAAGACGGCAAAGTCGAAATGGGCGAAGTATTCGTATGACAATGTATGTCCTTTATGTGGTGGCAGTGGATGGGAAGCTTTTTGCGATGATGATGGGCGTATAGTATATAGGGATTGTAAATGTGGAATACGCCAAAAACAAATTAATGAAGGACGTTTAAGATTTGCTAATATTCCTGAAAATTTCAAAGGACTTTTGTTAGATAATTTTAGAACAGATATTTATCTTGATAAAAGAAGTCGGAATGTAGCTGCTAATATTGTTATTGGAATTAAAAGATGGCTTGATGAATTTGGAAAAATAGAAAAATCAGGTTTAGGTCTATATATGTATTCAGAAGCCAAAGGTACTGGAAAAACAAGGATGCTGGCAAGTATAGCAAATGAACTGGTAAACAAGGGAATACAAGTAAAATTTGCTACATCATTACAAATTTTACAGGAAATAAAATCTACATGGGATAAAAATGCTGATTATTCTGAGCGCCGTTTATTAAATGACTTGTCAAATACAAGAGTCCTAGCTATTGATGATTTTGGTGTTGAAAAAGACCAGCCATGGATTAATGAACGTTTTCTTCAAATTTTAAATGAACGCTGTAATGTAAAGAAGATAACTATATTTTCAAGTAATATAGAACCTGGCAGACTTAAATATGATGAAAGAATTATAGATAGATTAAAAGAATGTACTATGAGTGTGCATTTTCCTGAACATGGTGTAAGAGAAGCAATAGGGAAAGAAAAGAGAGAAAAATTTTTAAGTATGCAGTTATAGCAAATGACAGCATACAAGGAAAATTATATTAATAATAAAACAGGGGATGTATAAAATGGCAGAAGAAGTAAAATTTATTGTTCCTGGAGAACCAAAGGGTAAAGCAAGACCGAGGTTTTCAAGGGCAGGAAACTATATAAAAACTTACACACCACAAAATACGGTTAACTATGAAAATTATGTGAAGTTATGTTATCCATGTGGTAAAAAACTGGAAGGCGGTATTGCTGCTGAAATAACTGGAATATTTCCAATACCCAAATCTGTTAGTAAGAAAAAAAGATTGCAAATGTTAAATGGGGAAATTCCATATACAAAAAAGTGTGATTGTGACAATCTTGCGAAAATCATTTTGGATGCTTTAAATGGTATTGCATATGATGATGATTCACAGATATGTAAATTGTATGTAAGTAAACAGTATGGAAAAGAACCTAGGACAGAAATAATTTTAAGGGAGGTATAAGTATGTCTGAAAAAATAAGTATAATGCCAGAAGTAGAAAGGGAAGAAGATAAAACATTTAACTTACAGCCTGCAAAAATGGAATTCAGGCTTATTAATCCTACAGAAGATAATTTTCTTCGTGTGATTAAATGGAACAAAGAGGAACTGGAGGCGGCTGTAAGACAGAAGATGGCAAATTACGAGAATACTGTCTATACGGAAGATAATATTAAACAGGCAAAAGCAGACCGTGCAGAACTTAATAAGCTTACTAAGGCTATTGAAGAACGCCGCAAAATGGTTAAAAAAATTATTAATGAACCTTATGATATATTTGAGGCAGAATTGAAAACAATACTTGCACTAATACAGAAGCCAGTTGGTATTATTGATAAGCAGGTAAAGTTATTTGAAGACAAGCAGAAAGATGAAAAGAAAAAAAGCATACAAAAATACTATTATGAGGTTATTGGAGATTTAGAGGAAGTTCTGCCATTTGAAAAGATATTTGACAACAGGTATCTCAACCAGACTTACAAGCTGGCAGCTGTACAGACTGATATAAAAGAAAAGATAGAAAAGGTTCATACTGATTTGGAAACCATTGACAGTCTGGAAAGTAAATTTAAGCTTAATGCAAAAGATGTTTATATTAAGACTTTAGACATTAGCAAAGCATTGGCAGAGAATAAAAGGCTGTCTGAACTGGAAGAAAAACTGGAGGCTGAGAAAAGACGTAAGGCAGAGGAAGCAGCTGAAAAGAAACGTCTGGCTGAAGAACGTCGCAAAGCTGTAGAAGAAAAAGCTAAAGCAGAAGAAGAACAAAGAAAGGCACTGGAATCTCAAAGAAAAGAAAAATATGAGATAGTTGCAAACCAGCAGGAAAATGTTGCAAAACCAGCAGAAAATATATCAGAAGACCAGAACAGCATATTAAGATTAAGGCAGGGAGGAGTTGAAGCAAACCCAGCATATGAAAATGGTAAAATAGTACAGAATCCAGAGCAGCAGATACATACAGAAACAGACACATATGTGTCAAAACATGAAAACATGGTAAAACGTTACAAAACAAAATTCTATGTAAAAGGAACAAGGGAACAATTGGGTAAACTGGTACAGTTTATGAATGAAAACGGAATTGAGTATGGAAGGATTAATTAATGGGCAGCGAATTTGAAAAGAAACTTGATTTTAACAGTGATACCTTTAAAAAGATGAAAAGTGATATGAATTTTGTTCTTCAGCGCCTTATTAGAAATATGCAGGAAAAGGAAGCTAATGAGGGAAGTATGACCTTAAAAATAGATATCATAATGGTAAAGGAATTTATTCCTGATTACAGTCCAGATACAAAGAGAGAGGCAAGGGAAATCAGTAAACCACAATTCAGGCACAGAGTAACATCATCTGTAAAAATCAATGATGAAAAATCTGGAGAACTAAATAATGAGATGGAACTGGTTATGGATAATGATACAGGAATATTTAAGCTTGTACCAGTTATTAATACTTCGCAGAGAAGTATTTTTGATGTAGATTTCCAGTAACAGAAGGAGGAATAATAAAAAATGTTTCCAAATAATAAATTCGGGACATGTGTATATTGTGGCAAACAGATTATGTGGATAAGAACCAAAGCAGGAAAAAATATGCCTGTTAATACAGAAATGATAGGTTATTACAGACCAAAATCTGGAATAAAGGGCTCTGAAAAGATTGTTACCCAGTCAGGGGAAGTTATATGTGCAAACAGGGCATATAATAGAAAAGCAGAAGGTATTGGCTATATATCACATTTTGCTGCTTGCAGTAAAAGAAAAAAATAGAAATAAAAGCCGCCCCTTGCAGAACGGCCAATCCATATTAATTATAACTTTTATTATAAAGCAAGTCAAGGAGGCGGCGCAATGTCAACATATGGAAATGTACAAAGATTTGTTTTAACACAGGAACAGATAAACCAGATAGCCAGCATAGCAGGAAAAGAGGGTGCATGTGTTTTTAGGAAGGAACAGATTGAAGCAGAAAAAGAACATTCAAGAAAAGAGAATAAGGTCAAGAAAACAAAGAAATTACTTAAATCATACCGCAGAATTAAAAATACTTTATCAGATGAGTCAGAATTTACAGAAGAAGAACAGATTGAGCTCCGATGGAAGTTTATACAAGACCTTATGGGAAATGCAAAGGATGCAGGAAGCAGGTCTGAAAGGACTATAAAAGATACAGAAAAAAGAAGGCAAGAGGATTTATATTGTATATACCGTATAGAGAAAGCTGTTGAAATGTACAAAGAGGAATGTGAAAAGTCTGGAAATGAAGAAGCAAAACGGCGGTACAGGGAATTAAGCATGATGTATCTGGACGAAAAGATGTACACAGTACAGGAAATTTCAGAAGTAGAAAAAATTAGTGATAAGACGGTTTATAAAGACTTAGGGATAGCTTGTGGAATAGTGGCTGTTTACCTTCTTGGGATATGATTTTTGATATTGCCTATGCATATATAAAGTGGGTAGAAAAATAGTAGGTAGACATTAGAAAGAGTGAATGTTATTCTGGTATCAGTAAATAACCCATATGTCACTCCTAAAAAAGAGGCAGTTTTTTTGTTTGGCTGGATATGGACAGGAAAGAAACAGTATCTCTATTTATCCCTAAGTAAAAATATCATATTTAAAATTGATATAGTAATTAAGACCGTATATGGTATTTATGGGAAGGAGAAATAGAAATGGTACAAATGTTTACAAGCAGATTTAGTAATCCTGAACTGTATACAGGAAAATATACTGTAGCAGGTATTGTAAGAGGATTACCAAGATTTAGTTTAAAGTATAAATTAGCAGGCAATATAATTCAGATTGCGCCACCTGGATATCTGTTCCATGAAAATGACAGGAAAATATTTACCAGAAAATATTTTCAGTATATGGATGGGCAGGGTATTGTACTAATCCAGAATTTATTAGATTTTTATTTGCATAGAGGAAAGGATGTAGTTCTTTGCTGTTATGAAGATGTGAGAATTCCAGAAGAATGGTGTCACAGACTGGTATTTGCTGAGTGGTATGAAAAAGAAACAGGAATTAGAATTGAAGAACTGGCTGATACTTCAAAAATCAAATATCCAAAAGAAATAAAAATGAAAGAAGTTTCTGGACAGAAACAGCCAGAATACAAACAGATTACTTTGTTTGACTGCTAACTGAATATCCGCTGGTAGCTTAATGTTAAAGCACCCAGCTCTTTACTGGGAGGATGCAGTGTTTGATTCCTGCCCGGCGGACCAAAAACAAGGCCCAGCATTTTATGGTGCTGGGCCATAATTATGAGAAATTAAAACAAACTGTCTGGCAGAATAAACAGTTTATTTGAAAATGGAATAAGAATTTGGAAGGAACAGAAAAAATATATATGAGTGGTGAAAGGCATGAGGAACTTTTATTAAAATTAATGGATGCGGTTATAGATAGAATGGAACTTGATGGGGCAATGGAATTGTTTGGAAAATTAGGGTTTACAGAATATGAGTTAAAAGAATTAGGATATTGTGAAGAATAATGTGGAGATGGAATAGCACCATCTCCGTTATTGTTTTAAAGTATATTATTTTAATAAATTATGTACAATTTTATTGATTTCATGAAAATACGCTTTAGAAGGATTAAGGTTCAACAGAGAGTTTAAAGAAATGGTTTTTTGCAAGCCAAGTTTTTCATTTAAGATATGGGTTGGAAGAATGTAAAATACCCATTGGTCTAAATTTAAAACATTGGCTTTGTTTATGTCTTTACAATTATGTATACAGAATACATAAATATCAGAGTGGCGTGTGGATATTCCATCATATTTTTGGTTTACAAATGCTTGTGAAGGACCACAGCCAAAACGGATATCAGAAAGTTTGTTTTGTTCCCATGATTGTAAATATGCAGAACATTTTACTTCCACTTTAATTCCATCTGGTGTAACTAAGTCATATTCAGACCAGTCCTCACGGGCATAAGTAAGTTCTATTCCCAGAGCCATTGCAACGATATATTCGGCAAGTGCGCCACGTAATGTATTGTTTAAAAGGTCTGATGAATTCCATGACCAAAAATCTTTTAGTATTCTTTGGGGGAGTGTGGTAAATGAGCAGGTAAACGGTTCATTACCAGATAATAATTCTGTATTCATATTAAGCCTCCATAGTAAAATTTTGTAAAGTAAAACAAGTTTAACATACAACATAATGAAATTCAATGAAGGAAGGTAGGTATATGGCACAGTTTCAGAATCCTGGAACTTTTTTTGTTGGTGGTACATTAGTTCCAGCAGAACAAAAATTTTTAAAATGTCTGTTGGTGTCAGCAGTAAAGAATGGTTATAATAAATTTATAGAACCTTGTGCAGGGACATTTGCCATGTCACATCTGGCGGTACAGGCGGGGGTTAAACCATCACAGATAGAAGCAAGTGATGTGTCAATTATGACTTCTGTCATGGGATATGCAATACAAGAGAAACCATTGGATGATTTGGAAATCAAAGCAAAAGGTTTTAATGAAGAAGAACTAAAAGAACCAGCAACAGTACTTTATGCACAGTTGTATCTTCGCACAGTAAAAAATGCTGGAAAAGAATATTTTTACAACATGCTGGCCGATTTACAGTATAGGAAAGATGAACATATTAAAAACATAAAAGAGCAAGTGGAACGGGCGCATAGTATTCTTCATGGGATAAGTTACAAGGTTTTAGACATGTGGAAACATATTGGGGAAGTTATTGATGACCCAAATGCTGTTATAATTGCTAATCCCCCTACTTATATGGCTGGATATGAGAAATTTTATGATACATCTGGAAATATGACATGGAAAGAACCCATATATGAAATGTTTGACCCTGGAAAGGATTATGACAGATTAATGGATATGGTTAAAAATGCAAAATGTCTGGTTCTTTGTTATCAGGAGAGCGCCCCTGGTAAAACGGCAGCAGAAGCAGTATTTGCAAGATATGGTGTTAGAAGTGGCATAAATGCATATATTATTTCAAACAGACCAGAAGAAGCAGTAAAACTGGCAGATGGGAAGAAAATAAGCAGACCTGCTGAAAGCATATTATCATGTTTAAAATGTCCAATGTTGCCAAGGGATTATAAAATAACAATAAAGACTAAAATACAATTATGCCAGATAGAGAGGGCAGAGGCACAATATTACAGACAGCTTTGGACACACAATTTTGTTGGTTCATCTGCTCCAATAAACATAGCTGTTTTACTTGATGGACACATAACAGGGGTCTTTGGGATAGACAAATCGGCACTTACAATAGGGGCATTTGGTACACAGGTATCAGATGCTCTTTTTTTGATGTATGGAATGACAGTTCCTCATAAAAGCTACAGGTTAGGGCGTTTACTTACAATGTTTGCACAGAATAAGGATTTTATCTATAAACTGTGTAATAACCTGGAAAGGGAAAAGGCTGGACACCTTAAAACTGTACAGATGACAAGATATCCAGAAGCGAAGGAAATGAGAGGGATTATGAAATTGACAAAGCGTATTCCTGATGTAAAGATGGGATTCCGCCTGACATATGAATCAGAATTAAAAGAACGTACAGAAGAACAGACACTTGCTGAATGGTTAAGGAGGGAAGAAAAATGGCAGAAGGAAAGAGCGAAAGCAAAATCAATTATGAGCAAATAGCAGATATGGGTTCAGGTCTTATTATCGCAAAAGTTCCGTCTGTATGTATCAGGGAGCAGGATATTAATGCAAGAATAATGAAAAACGAAATGCAACGGCAGTTAACAGACAATATCAGGAAACGGGGACAATTAGAATCATTGCCTTTTTGTGTATTAGTAGAGGACAGAAACCAGATAGAGATTATTTCAGGGCATCATAGAATCAGGTCTGGAAAGGATGCAGGACTGAAAGAGTTTTTTGTGATTTTGGATATAAGTGGTTTGAACCGTTCAAAAATTGTAGCAAAGCAAATAGCCCATAATGCAATATCTGGTTTTGATGACCAGGCTACATTAAAAGAAATGGTAAAGATATTGGAAGATGTTGATGACATGATTGAGAGTTACGCTGGAAAGGATGTTTTAACAGAACCAGAGGCAGAGTTAGAAAAATATTTATCTCCAACAGTTGATTTTGCATGGAAGAATATAACGTTTACATTTTTGCCACATCAGATAGAAGACTGGCAGAAACTTATAGATATATTAGAGAATACAAAACCTGATTTTGTTGGTATTGCCTCAATTGAACAATATAAAATTTTTGTAGAAACCCTTGCTAAGTACCAGCAGTTTGCAAATGTTAAGAATACAGGTACTGCTATACATGCTATGATTAAAAGTACAGAGAAGATGTTTGAAAATACTGGGTACACAGAGGAAAATGAGTGGGTACAGATGACAGGAATATTTGGCAGTAGTGCGATTCCAGCAGAATCGGCAGAGGTTATCAGGGAAGCATTAAAAAAGATGGCAGATGAGGGTATTATTGAAACAAAAAATAAGTGGCATGCTATTGAATATTTAGCAGCAGATTATTTAGCTAGAAAGCAGGTGTAAAATATGGCAGCACCGTTGAAATATAACCAGGAATACCACGATGACTGGGCATGGTCTCTGGCTATAAAAGGTGCTACCGATGAAGAAATAGCTGAAGCTTTTGGAATATCGGTCAGAACATTGCATAGATGGAAAAAGAGCTATGGGAGTTTTACAGAAGCATTGTTAGCGGGAAAAGACCAGGCGGATGCTAAGGTGGAAAAGAAGTTGTATGAACGGGCTGTTGGATACAGATATACAGAAAAAGAAAGTGTAATTGAGGTAGATGCTGATGGAAACAGAAAACCATTAAAAGTAAAAACAACAGAAAAGGAATGTCCACCTGATGTATTAGCACAGATGTATTGGCTGAATAACCGCAGGGCAAATCAATATAAACGGAATCCAGAGAATTTTATAGAACAAGAAGTAATAGAAGAAAAAGATAATGTCCAGATTTATCTCCCAGATAATGGAAGGGGCGGTTTCCATAGTGAGTAAAATTATACTAGCGCCACAGAAAGGACCACAGGAAATGTTTCTTGCTACATCTGCTGATATCTGTATATATGGAGGGGCAGCTGGTGGTGGAAAAACTTTTGGATTACTCTTAGAAGCTTTAAGGCATTGCAATAATAAAAATTTTAATTCAGTTATCTTCCGAAGGGATTATACACAAGTGACTTCTCCTGGAGGTTTATGGGACAGCAGCAAAAAGATTTATAGTTATGTGAAGGGCTGTTATCCACTAAAGACACCAAAATTACACTGGACTTTCAAAAGTGGTGCATCAGTCAATTTTGCGCATTTAGGAAGTGATGAAGACTGCCTTTCGTGGCAGGGTTCACAGGTAACACTGATAGGTTTTGATGAGCTTACACATTTCAGTGAGTACCAGTTTTTCTATATGCTTTCCAGGAACAGGACAGATTCTAATATAG